AGTCTGTCAAGATTGGTTTAGACTTTTGACATATATTTATAATAGAAATAAAATTTAACTTTTCCTAAAATGGCAGAAACTATTATCTCCCCAGGTGTATTTACCAGAGAAAACGATATATCTTTCGTTCAACCTGCACCTGCCGAAATCGGAGCAGCAATAATCGGACCTACGGCTAAAGGACCTGTAGAGATACCTACTATTGTTAGTTCATATAACGATTACGCACGTAATTTCGGTGTAGTGTTTGAATCTGGTTCAACAAATCACGAATATTTAACTTCTATTGCAGCTAAAAGCTATTTCGATCAAGGCGGTGAATCTCTATTAGTATGTAGAGTAGTATCAGCTTCTTCAACATGGGCTTCTGCACAATCATCTTTCATCTCAGCTTCTGGTCAAGGAAGCACTCAGCCGTTCGTAATTAAAACACACGGTAAAGGAGAGCTATATAATAACGGTACCGGTTCTTTAGATCCAGGACTACACAATAGCGATGGTTCATTAAAATCAGGTTCAGCTGATAACCTTAGATGGGAAGTTTCAAACGTTGATTCAGCTCAAGGTACTTTTACTTTACAGGTACGTAGAGGTGATGATAACCACAATAATAAAATCGTATTAGAGACATTTAATAATCTTTCTTTAGATCCTAATTCAACAAATTATATTGCTAAAGCAATTGGTGATCAGTATAAGTCAATTTCTGCCGACGCTACTCAAATCACTACAACAGGAGATTATCCAAGTCTATCTAAATACATTTATGTAAGCTCTGTAAACTTAGAAACTCTTAATTATTTAGGAAATGACGGAGTTACTATTAATAGTGACGGAGACGGAGATGCATTTAGCACTTACTTACCAGTAGCTGCTTCAGGATCATTCTACAACGGAGTTGGTTCTAACGCAGTAGGAGGAGCTAAGTTCTATAAAAACATTAATATTAATGATACTCAAGGATTAGACGGAAGCGATTATAGCAACATCATTACACTATTAGGTAATAAAGATGAATTCCAATTCAACGTTATCTCAGCTCCAGGTCTTATCGACGATTTCCACGCAACTCAGATTGATTCTCTTATCTCACTAGTAGAGTCAAGAGGAGATAGTATTGCAGTAGTAGACCTTAAAGGATACGGAGCAACAGTAGCACAGGCTAAAGCTAAAGCTGGAGAACATAATAGCTCTTATGCAGCTAATTACTGGCCATGGGTACAAGTTGCTTCTGCAACAGGAAGAAATGTATGGGTACCTGCTTCATGTGTTATCCCAGGAGTATATGCATTCACAGATGGTGCTTCAGCTCCATGGTTTGCACCTGCAGGACTTGTAAGAGGTGGATTAGTAGGAGTAATTCAAGCGGAAAGAAAACTTACAAGAACAGACAGAGATGCATTATACAGTGGTAAAGTAAACCCAATTGCTACTTTCCCTGGATCAGGTATTTCAGTATTCGGTCAGAAAACATTACAAACTAAAGCATCAGCTTTAGATAGAGTAAATGTTAGACGTTTATTAATCGAATTGAAAAGATTTATCGGAAACCAAGCTAATAACTTAGTATTCGAACAAAATACAATTGCTACTAGAAATTCATTCTTAGCTGCTGTTAATCCTTACTTAGAAGGAGTAGTACAGAGACAAGGTTTATATGCTTTTAGAGTAGTAATGGACGACACAAACAATACTGCTGATGTAGTTGATAGAAACCAATTAGTAGGTCAGATTTATATCCAACCAGCTAAGACAGCAGAATTTATTGTACTAGACTTCGTAGTAGAACCAACAGGTGCATCTTTCGGAGCATAATTTAAAAATAGAATATTTATAATAAAGTAACTAATATAACATGGCAACATTAGACCCAAATGAAATAATGTTTAGAGCGTTCGAGCCGAAAGTACAGAATAGATTTATTATGTACATGGACGGTATTCCATCATTCATGGTAAGAAACGTTACAGCTCCAAACTTCACAGATGATCCGATCAAACTAGATCATATCAACTCTTATAGAAAAATCAGAGGAAAAAGAGAATGGGGAGATATGGACATGACATTATATGATCCAATCACACCATCAGGAGCACAAGCAGTAATGGAATGGGCTCGTTTATCATACGAATCTGTAACTGGTAGAGCTGGATATGCTGACTTCTATAAAAAAGACTTAACATTAAATGTACTAGGTCCTGTAGGTGATATCGTTTCTGAATGGGTCGTAAAAGGAGCGTTTATCACTAACTTCGCACAAGGGTCATTTGATTGGTCAAGTGCTGAGACAGTAGAGTTAACAATGACAGTTGCTATGGATTACTGCGTACTAAACTACTAACGCTACATCACATATTCTAAATTAACCCGGATTTTTCCGGGTTTTTTGTTTGCCTATAAAATTTTTTATTCATATATTTATTATAAGACAAGTTATACTTAAATAAAATTTATGGCTGAATTTAAATTACCAACCGAAACGGTTGAATTACCATCCAAGGGATTACTGTATCCTGCTGATTCTCCTCTAGCTGACGGAAAAATCGAAATGAAATACATGACAGCTAAGGAAGAAGA